AGTCTATTACGTTCTTCTACCGTGTTAGACTGCATTAATTCAATTGCAGCCTGTATTTCGTTTCCATCTCCTCCGATGCTTACGCCTTCACTTATGTTCGCGAGTATTCCCGGAACACGCGTGGCAATGGTTATGTTTTTTGTTGTGAGGTCCTGAAGAGCTATGAATAGATCAGCATTGCCATTTGTTGGGAAAGCTTCTATTTTACTCGCCTGATCTTTATTCATTGCCCAAAACGAGAGAGCGCTGCCCATCTTTTTTGTGCCGGAGAAGCTCGTACTCATCATATCATCGAATTCTTCACCGATAGTTTTATCAGGCTCAAGTCTTTCAGTTCCATCAGGGTTTTTAACCCGCTTCATGTACTTTGGATTCTTTGATTTTGCGCTTGGATCACCTATCATCTGAATAATTACAGATTGGAAAAATCCATTATCCATGTTTTCAGCGTGGCCTTCCTGAATTTTCCCGTCTATGTAAATCCATTTCTTTGCGCTCCAATAATCAGGCACCGGATAAAACCTGTACAATGGTTTAGTTTTACCGTAGTAATAAACCTGACCTGTGAACTTTGTGCCTTTTTTTGCTATTTGTTGTTCAAGGTTTTCAGGGTCCCAGAGCGCATATTCTTTAGTGTACTTGTGATTATAGTCTAATGTTCCGAAGTATGGATTATATTTTATCGTTGTGATATTTGTAGCCAGATCATCATCGGGCTTTACGAAACGACAATTCTCAACTGCCATGTTGTAGGCATTTGTAATTCCGCCGTCAGCGTTGAATTTGAAGTTGATCGCAAAGCCTTCGAACAATGCGAGCGTTTCTGATAACACAGTATGAAGGTCCCAAAGGGTCTGCCCGTTTTTATTGATCTTCAGCTTCATTAAATCAGGATCAGAAAATCCAGCGCCTTTTATGAATTTTGCTCGCGTAGAAATGCAGGATGAAGCGGCCGGGCTATCCTGAACATACTTTGCAAGGATTAAGGGGAAATCGTTTTTATCACCCCACCTGAGAGTATTTTCAGTGAAATCTTTTTGGCCTAATGTTGTGGCCTCTCGTTCAAGATTTTCAGGATTGGAACGATAATAAATTTTTGGATTTGGCGATACAGTTCTACCGCCGCCACTGATATTTTTTTTAGGCTTCCTCACCATACAAAATACGCCAGCCTAAGCAGGCATATTAAGTGGTGTTGTAGTCAGACTACTACACTTTTCCATCGGCCCTCTGGACATTCTTCTTCAGGCAATCTTGTCTTTGCTTCCAAAAGGCATCCACAATTACCACAGCGCATATTTTTCCGTGTTGGGCATGCTATACAAATGTCCATTCGGGGTTTACTTATTTCTGAATTTCTTTTCCTGAACCAGAGATAAAATCCGCTGAGAATTGTACTGATTTTTCGTACTGCTCTAACCATTCTTTTTTTCTCCTTTCGTCGTCATAAGTGTAATGAATTCCGCATCCCCATCGTTTATTCCAGTCGCTCATTCTTTGCCTGTATAAATCATGCCTTTTAATGAGGCGTTCGTACCCGCCTACGTTACGATAATGAAACAGCGGTTTGATTTCATGTGAATAAAATACATCTCCGTCAGGCTTTGCAACGTGACATCCATGCACGTAATTAATTTCTTTAATTCGTGACGGTTTAAACATGATTGACTTTGAATAGTTTGCATCAGCAAAACCTTTGGATAATTCTGACCACGAATGTTCTGGCATTCTATCACTAAACACCTGCCAACCGAAAGTTTTTACAATCGTGCCTGATATACTTGCGTCTGTTGTTATGTCCTGAAGTATTTCGTCAGCATCACACACAATCACCCAGTCAGCTTTTGATTGCTTCCAGCAATGGTTTTTTACTTTGGTGTACTCAACATCAGAAAGAAGTCCTTTGATACCGAACTTTTTTATCTCGCATCCAAGTGATTTTGCTATCTCTTCTGTTCCGTCATCGCTGTAATTGTCAAGAATGGTGATGCGACCACAGAATTTTTGATAGTGTTCAATCGTGAGCCTGATTGTATCAGCTTCGTTCCATGCCATTATAAATGCTTCTATGCTCATAGTCTTATCCACGCACCCGCATCATGCCAGTTATTTTCATTGATAATGTTTACTTCATATCCTTCACGGTGTGCAAATTCTCTTACTGCTTGCTGAACTCCGTAATCGTTATTAAGGAAATCATGAAATGCGATTATGCCACCTTTTTTCACTTTGTTTTTATAGGCTTGAATGTCGGCCACTACACATTCATACGAATGACACGCATCTATATAGCAAAGATCAAGGCTATTGTCTTCAATGTACTTTGCCATTTCAACGGATTCACCTTGCATGAACTCTACATTGTCAAATCGTGATAACCTATTGAATGCGTCATCTCTGTTTTGGTTGTGCCATTCCTTTTCACTGCCTGCATCTCCAAAGAACTTATCGCTGTGCTGCCAAATATCGACGCAGTATAGTTTTTTAAGGCCCCATTCAATCATGTCACGGGAGAATAGCCCTTCTGCAACTCCGATTTCAGCGACTACCGGTAGTTTTGGTAACAACCTCCATAGTTCTTTTCTTGTTTTTATCTCCATTCGAATTTTGTTGGGTCAAAGTCATTCATTCTTTCCTGATATACATAAGCAGAGTTTTCAATCGTTCCATTAAGCTTTAAAAATCCACTCCATTTAGTTATGCCATTGCCAATGTTTGATTGATTGTCATATTGCTTCACACAACCAGGCACAAATGAGAAACATTTAAGGCGGGGCTGAAGTTTTATGAAAAGCCAGTCAATGCCGATCGACTCATGAAGGTATTGATCAAACAATGAAACTATTTTTTCAATTGATTTGTAATTCACGATGTATGCGAACGTTGCGAAGGCTCCGTATGTCCTGATCATACGTGGATCGTCTGTAGTCTCACAATCTTTTCCCAGTTGTGCGCTGCAATCCGGCCGCATGCCTGATGTTCCGACACGATGCCAGAAAGCTGGAACATGAAATGAAGCTCCAAGCCAAATAACATCCCAATCATTTTTCTCAGACCATGCTGAAATGTAATTCAGGCGTTCGAGAATGTCTTCACAGAATACTAAATCATCTTCCATTACCAAAGCTGATTTGCCAAGGGATAAAGCCTTGAGCATGATTCCTACTTGTGAGAAGTGACAACCGATAGCGCCTGGCGTTCTATTCCGCATCGTTGCTACACGCGGATCATCAATTTCATGCGGCAAAATACCGCGATGGCGTTCTGCTTTTATACCTGATCGCTCAAGTTGTGCGTTCATATGTTCAAGCCTATCTGGTCTTGAATCAAGGTTTACAAATGCTGAGTATAAATTCATTTTTTGTATATTTGTATATCGGGATGCCGACCAGCAACTGCCGCCTCCTGCGTAATTGAAAAATGCGGGTAAGCCAGGTAAATATCTGGCTTACGTAAGGGCGCTAACAGATGTTCATTTTCGAGTCCAAAGGGCTGTGACAAGGCCAGCCACGGAAATGATATAGCATTTCGATTCATTTCTTGATATATAATGCGTCACCCCATCCTGTGTTGCCACACCATTTTGTTTCTACACGCTTGAAACCAAATCCGAGCATGTACATGTCTATATCTTCAACGAGTGCGCAACCTTTGTATAATTCTTGTTTGTTTACTTCTAGATAGGCCCATTTGAATTGATGTAGTATATCACCCATACCGCGCAATGCTTTTAACTCTGCGCCTTGCAGATCAATGTTTAGGAAATCATAATCATGTACGTCTGGATTGTTCAAGATTGTATCAAGTCGGAATGTTTTCATTCTGACATCTTCAACATAATGAACTTCAGGGTGTGCGATTTTATGAGTCCCCAATTCAAGAATAGAGCTTGACTGGCTTCCGTTATTTGAAATGTGAAAATCCACAAATTCTTCAGTATCACTTATCAGATAACACATAGTACCGTGGCCTTCGTATCGAAGCACGTTATCACAAAGTTTTTTGAATATTTTTTCATTGCCTTCAATCCAAAGAACTTTTTTTATTCCTAGTTCATCATAAATAGGCGCTTCCTCACCAACGTTCGCACCAACATGCAAAACGCCTTTCGGTTTGATGTTGTGTCTTGGAAATAATTGTCTGAAGTCTATTAACATACGCTTTCTGTTTCTTTTTTAATTTGCCAAACGCCTAACTGTTTTTCTGTTTGAATAATGCTCGCTTGTGGTATTACTTCTTTCACTGCTTGCCATACTTCTGCACCTTCATTTTCATTCATATCATGTCCTGCTAAAAAACATCCGTGCATTACTTTACGATACCACAATCTTATATCTGCTTTTGTTGGTTCGTACTTGTGAGATGCATCTATGAAAACAAAGTGCGCCCAGTTGTCTGGCCACTTACATGAAGCATCAAGCGAACTCATTTGCAACAACGTGATATTGTTACCGAGTCCGCTTTTTACGATGTTGTTTATTATCGTGTTGGCTTGATCATTTCCGCCATATGTCATCGGTTCAACCATGTACAGATGAAATGACTTGTTCAAATTAGCCAAGCACTCTGCGAGAAATATTGCGCTGTGCCCGTCAGCTACACCAACTTCTACAACCCGGCAGTCATTTGGTAACTTCTCTGCGATGCTTCGATAGTATGCGTGAAAGTCACACATATCACCTGGAATGTTTTTATATGTATCTCTCATGAATCCAATCGTAAGTTTTTTTAAGTCCGTCTTTCAAATTGTAATTTGGCTCCCAGCCCAACACTTGACGAATTAAGTCGTTGTTTGAATTACGACCGCGTACGCCTGTTGGACCGGGAATATTTTTAATTTCTATTGCTTTCCCTGAAAGATCAATTGCCATCTGTGCAAGTTCATTTATACTTACCATTTCTTCTGATCCTATGTTAATAGGTTCTTTAAAATTGGATTCCATCAGCAAGCGAACCGCATCGATACAATCATCGATATAAAGGAATGATCTGGTTTGTTTGCCGTCACCCCATACTTCAATGTTTTTTTGTTCTGGATATGGCATCATCCCGTTGTCATTGCATTCAATAACCTTTCTACACATTGCCGCCGGTGCCTTTTCTTTACCTCCTTTATAAGTTCCTTCAGGCCCATAAATATTATGGAAGCGAGCGATGCGTACATTCAGGTTATAATTCCTTTGGTACGCTAGGTATAATCGCTCGCTAAAAAGTTTTTCCCATCCATATTCACTGTCTGGATTTGCGGGGTAAGCATAAGATTCTTTAAGGCTACATACTATTTTTTTTTCCGGGCCTCCGTCTATAGATAAGCCAATGATTTGACTTTGCAATTCCTGCGGATANNACATACAAGCCGATGAAGAGTAGAACACTTTACCAACTCCCATCTTAACCGCCAACTGGCAAACGTTCAAATTTATCTGCGCACTATTATGCATTATATCTGCATCGTGTTCTCCTGTGAAAACATAACCAGCTCCACCCATGTCAGCCGCGAATTGATACACTTCATCAAATCCACCTTTTTCAAGTGTTGATTGATTTGGTGCAAACATGATCACGGAAACAAAATCAATATCACGCAGATCACCAACAACAAATGAATCAGCTTCTGATTTGCTGAACTCTGGTTCTTTCAAATCCACACCGCGCACCCAGTAACCATCTTTCTTTAATCTCTTTACCATGTGGCTTCCTATGAAGCCTCCGGCACCTAACACAAGGGCTGTTTTCATCTCATTGCTTTTAATTTGTTGACAATTTCATTGTATAGATTACCGGTTTTACGGTGATGTTCTTTGTAGTGTGATCCATCGTGTATGCGATGTTCGTACTCAAGACCGGGGCAGAAGTAAATTGAATTGCCAGCGTTTAACCAGTTGTAGTTTATCAGAATGCTGTCGGCTGTCCACGGCTCTGATCTGTCTTCGAACACGCGCAGAAATTCGTCGCGGTTAACGAAGTAATTCATAGCATTAAGTGCCGTACAAAATGTTGCATCACTTGAAAATTTATGCGCGCTTTGTGTAGTAATTTCATAAGCAGAATATTTTGAAAAGTCAAAGTGAGGCTTTGCATATACAGGTTGTATTACCAAGTCAGTATGCCACTCTTTATCAGAGAGAACATCAATATATTTTTTGTCAATGATGTTATCGCTGTCAAAAAGAATTACCCATTCATTTGATGCTTTACTGACTGCCATTCTTTTGTTGTGGTAGCATCCTAAGTTTTGCTCATTTCTGTAAAGCTTAATCTTCGGATATTGATTGTTTAACTCACCAACTTTCACACATAGCTTATTCCACAAATCAAGATTGCTGCAATCATCTACGATTACAATTTCACTTATACGTTCATCATCAATGACCTGTGCGAACGATTCAAAAAGAAGTTCGTAACGATTGTATGTTGTTATGCAAAGGCTTATCATCTGAATTTTATTTGTATCCATTCGGGAGGTAATAAATCAACACAATCATGTTTCACTCCTGACTCCATTCCGAACCAGTTACCACGAACACAAGAAGGAGAGACTACAATTTTAGTTGGATTGTGTCCTAGATAAGCGCCCCACCAAGAGAAGGTAGAATTTGCTATAATGTGATGAGAACATGAGGCCATTTTAGAAAGATCTTCATACTCGTTACATCCTTCAGAAAATTCAACATTTTTAAATACCTCTCTGCACCACTTGATGTCATCACTAAATACAAGAATTTTTAGCGCTTCCTTTTGACGATTAATTGTATATCCCATGTAATTGATTGCCTTACTGATATAGTCTTCTGTCACTGGTGGGAAACTGCCAGCATGCTGCACATAATCACCACGCCTTACATGAATTGAAACATATCCTTCATATTCAGGATAATGTTTCAGCTTGAAAACTTCTTTCACTTTCTTTTCTGCATTCTCGAAATATTTCTTTGACTGAAAGAATCCGAATAATGTGACATCTGGCCCAACGTTTGGTATCTCATGGTAATTGAACCATGTATCGTCCCATTCTTTTTGATGCTCACGCCAATATTTGTAACTATCATTACATCTCGGAAGATTTGGAAAGTGTGTTAAAATGCTGCTTTCCTTTTGATCATTAGGAACACCCCATGAATAACCATACTTTTTTGCGTATCCTATACATGCAGCAATCTGAAACATGCTGTTGCCAAGTCTGCCTATGAATTTTGTATTTACCATTACAATGGTTTTATGTTAAAATTTTTTCCTTCACAATAAATGCTGAACAGTCTTTCTAGTATGAACGGCGCGATAGGCCAATCTTTCCTCGCAGTTTTTTTACAATAGCTTTCCCGCTCACTGTTGGTTTTTCTTTTCGTATATCCCGCATCTTCAAGAAATACATTTGTTGATGTATCACCAAAAGAAGAAATGAACTGAATAGCAGGGTTAAGATAATTTGCGACGTAGTCATGATATATTCCCCGTTTAGTTACAAAGTGGTTTTCATAAATTGCATTGGTCAGCTCGTGAGGGACTCTAACACCGAGATCATTTTTGAGAAACCTCTTGAATACTTCAAACGCCTTATCCCAAGCTGTACCATGCCAATGGGAAGCCATAGATAAAGGTTTATGCGAAGGCGAGCGCGGCGTGAGAACGGCAACGTCATAGTCATTGATTATAAGTTTGTTTTCATCAAGTGCCTTATCGGACAGTCGGAACATATCACCTCGTTTCTGTTTGAGTCTCCAGCTGCAAACTCCGATAAGATCAGATTGTATTTCCGGAACAAGCTGCGCGATAACCGAATTTTCAAAGTATGGTGTAAGCGTTTCATTCTTGTGGATTCTTGCAAATGGATAGCACTGCTCGGCCTGTACGTCTTCATAGATAATTTGTATAAATTCAAGTGTCATTCCTGAAGCCAGTCAAGTACTTTCTGAAAACATTTATTACACCCTAAGTCCAGCTTTTCGCCTCGCTCAATCTGATAAAGTTTAAATGCCTCTTTCCATAATTTTGAACCTCGGTTTGCTGTGTGCAGCTCCCTTGTAGTTTTGAGTCGTTCGTAAATTTCCTTGCGTCCCATAAAAACAAAATCCACCTGGGTTTGGCCGTGCAACCT